CCACCGTCTAGGACAGTTAAGCTAAGCTTACCCGAGGATATAAGACTTCCAAGCTTTTTGGATATGAGGGCAGACCGTTTGGGTCTGGATGGCTACGGTTCTTCAAACCGTATCCGCTCATTTCAATTTGTTCCTTTTGAATGTCGCGAAGCGATTATCAAAAGTTATGAACGTCACCAACTCTCTTCAAGAGCAGTGCTGACGCACATGTTAAGGATTCCTGTTCATGACCTGGACAGGATGGCCCGTTTATGGGCGACAATCGAAGATTGTCTCCTCTTCAGTTCCCCAGAAACTTACGTTCCTGAGAGGCAAGGTGCGGTACGACGAATCTTCAATTGGTTCGTATCCACGTACACGTACAGTGGCCATACGGCTACACTGAAAACATGGAAACTTTTCTGCCAAATTGTTAAACAAAAGGCTTTAAAGTGCGAGGAACTGGAGGCTACAAAGCCTGCAGGTTTTCCTTGGTATGATACCCGTACTGGTCTCTTAGAGAACACAGGGATCACATGGCTAGACTGCGTTATAAAACGCGGTATACAGTCAAAGAGCGAAATGGAGAGGCTTATGCATCTCTCAAGCTCTCGCGGTGCGCCTACGCCCTCTAAGATGACTCAGCTCATCGCAATGATCGAGCATCAAGTACTTCTGTGCTCGGTCCCTCCGGAGGTAACTCCGGAGAGACTCGCTCGATTGTTCGAAGTCGGCCGTCGTATCGGCGCCCGAGTCGACAGACGTGCGCTTACGCGTTCGTCTTTGAGGTCTGAACACTTAAGTGTTTCAAACTCATCCTGTCTGGAAAACCCCCGCTCTAAGGGCGGGAGGTCCGCTTATGTCAGGGAGCAGCTGAAGGCATACGCCGGAAAGCTGTGTCCTACGGACGGTGTGATGGAGTGTGTCTTAGGACACAGGATCACTCTACGTGTTAATACTCCCTTATGGAAGTGTTTTACACCTGTTGCACCATTGACTCCTGAGGAGTCTGATCCAACAACCGCATTCGGTGACCCTATAAAGGGCGGCACTATCATGCAAAAGTACGCGGGGTTTAACCAAAACCTCGGCTACTTGATCCTCCAGTGGTCCCTCGAAGAGGGAAAACGACTGGGAATAGTATCTCAAGATCTTAAGATCATTGGCATACCATGTCAGAAGGCTATCTCCTTAGGAGAGCCCGGTGACAAAACACGTTGTCTCACTGTTGACCCTGCGTGGTTAACAGTCTTGTTGACTCCGTTTGGCCACATACTTGTGGACACTTTGAGAACGATACCAGAGGCGGCGGCAGGGTTGGGTTTCGGTGACCCAGCTTTCCGTTTCACCCAGCTGATTGCTAAGCAATCCCAGTATCGTGGAAACTCGCGTATATTCTTAGAATATGCATGGTTTCTATCCATGGACCTTGACAAGGCCACTGACCACTTCCACAGAGTGAAGTGTAAGTACCTCCTTAGGGGGTACCTTCATGGATTAGGTAGGGATTTTGAAAATCCGTACAACTTAATGTGCATCGATCTTCTGACCGGTGAAAGACATTGTACCTGGGTGCTAAACGGCTCCAGAGAACACGAATAGACCAGAGGTTAAGAGGCCTCCCGATGCATGGGTGTAACCACCCAAGGTCAAAGGAAGGAGTCTATCTTGATTTCTACTCTATACACCGCGCAAACTGCTTAGCAGAATGTCCGGAACGCGTAGGTCCCTTCGGGGTTT